TGAACGCGATGGAGCCGCCGATCCGGCACCGGGGCAACCCTGACCACGCCGCGGCGATTGCTGCGGCGCAGGTCAAGCCGTTCGGTGATGGCGGGTTCGTGTTCTCTCGGCGCTCGTCGTCTGCCGATCTGACGCCGTTGACGACGGCCGTGGCGGCGTGGGTCGTGCCTGTTTCAGCCACTCACACCGACTCCGTGTTCGTGTCGCTCGACGATTACTAGACCTCGAGGGAGGGCTGAAATGTTCACTGCGCTTCAGCTTCTCGGGCTGGCCCTGTTTGTTGCCGGTTGTGTTGTCGCTGCTGGTGTTGCTGGTGCGTTGATCGGGTCGGGTATCGCTGTGACGTATCTCGGTCTTGCGGGCGAAGCCTGATGCTCGCCGGGATCTTCAAGCGAGCCGAGGTTCGCGAGCAGGCGACGACGTGGGGCGCCTGGCCTGGCGAGGCTGTCATGGTCGCCGGCAATGTGCGCGTCGATGCCGAGTCGTCGATGCAGTTGCTCACGGTGTACGGCTGTGTTCGGCTGATAACGGACAGCATTTCGACGCTGCCTGTCGACGCGTACCGGCGCACAGGCGAGGACGCCAAAGAGGAGATCGCCAAGCCGTTGTGGCTGTCGCAGCCGACGGTTGACCTTGACTTCACGTCGTGGTGTACGCAGGTGCTCACGTCGTTGCTCCTGCACGGCAACGCGTACATTGCTGTGATGCGGTCCGAGGGCCGCATCGTCGAGCTGGTGCCGCTGGACCCGACAAAGGTGCTGGTCAGGCGTGATCGTGGCCGCAAGGTCTACATCATCGCCGGCATGCCATACACGGGCGAGATCCTGCACCTCAAGGGCTTGATGATGCCCGGGTCGGACGTCGGACTGTCGCCGATCGAGTACGCCCGCCAGTCCATCGGCCTCGGCCTCGCTTCGGTCAAGTTCGGCGCCCAGTTCTTCGAGGGCGAGGGCAACATGCCTGGCGTCATCGAGATGCCTGGTCGTGCGCAGCCCGAGACGATGAAGGCGATCGCCGATTCGTGGCGTCGTCGTCGTCGCGAGGGTGGCCGCGGCCTGCCTGGCGTGCTGCAAGAGGGCGCCACGTGGAAGCCGACGGGCGTCACGAACGAGCAGGCGCAGTTTCTGGCGACGCGCCAGTTCACGGCCGCCGAGATCGCCGGCCAGATGTTCATGGTCGACCCGACCGAGCTCGGCATCGGCGTGCAAGGTCAGTCGCTGACCTATGCGAACTTGGAGCAGCGGAACACGCGCTTTGTCCGGGTGACGTTGCTGCCGTGGATCGTGCGGATTGAGAAGGCCCTGTCGGATCTGATGGCTCAGCCCCGGTATGTCAAGTTCAACCTCAACGCCCTGCTGCGTGGCGATCTGAAGACCCGTTACGAGTCCTACGCCATCGGTATCAGCGCCGGCTTCCTCGAGGTGAACGAGCCTCGTGACTGGGAAGAACTGCCGCCGCTCGAGGTGCCCGACACGCCCGACACGCCCGACACGCCCGACGATTCGCTTGATTCGTCGTCCGACGATCAGCGGTTCGCTGTGCTCGAAGCGGAGTTGCGTGCGATGACAGCCACCACCCGCACGTCCGACACCCACATCCATCTACCCGATTCGTTGCAGGTGGAGATGCGGCAAGAGCCGATCATCATTCCGGCGCCAGTGGTGAACGTGCCGCCGGCGCAGGTGACGGTGAACGTGGAGCCGACGCCGGTCACGGTGAACGTCCCGCCCGCTGAGGTGACGGTGAATGTGCCGCCGTCCGAGGTGACGGTGAACGTTCCGCCGCCTGCGAAGCCGCTGGTGGAGTCGGTCGAGTTTGAGCGTGACAGCTCCGGGAAGATCACCGGGGCGAAGAAGCGGACGATCTGATGGCCTGGCCTCCCGCCACCATCGCCGACAACAAGGCGCCCGGCGCACCGACGTCGGACACCGAGCACCCGGATCATCACAACGCGTTGGCCGCGGCGGTCAATGAGATCGTCGCCTACCTGACCGCACGTGCGTGGACCGAGGTCGAGGTCGACTTCGGGACGGCCCCGCAGTACTCGGCGCTGTTCACGATTGTTGATGGTGACGTCACTGCGTCGTCGAACATCGTGGTCAATGGCTCATCGGAGCCTGCAACCGGCCGTGTCGGTAACGACGCCGAATGGGACGGCTTGGCGTTGTCGGCGATCGCCGGTTCCGGTTCGTTCACTCTGACAGCCATTGCGGTTCCTGGCCCTGTTGTGGGCCGCCGCAAGGTTCTTTACTCAGTCGTCTAGGAGCTCTCGTGGCAGTCATTGACTCAGGGTCGTCGTCCGCTGGCAAGGCGAACGTCGACGCGAACTACAACCTGAACGTGAACCTTCCGACCGACCCTGATCTGGTCGGTGGTGCGTTCATGGTGTCGCAGATCGACGACGGCACCGTGCTCGGTTCGGTGACGACGAAGCCGCTCGAGGTGACGCAGGACTACCGGCTGCGTGTCGGCCAGGACACAGTCCTATTCAACCTCGCTTTCGAGGGTACGAACATTGCCCGTGATCGCATCCAGCAGAACGACACGACGGCCACCAGCGCCCAGGCGTCTGGCTTCCTGACGCTGAACTCTGGGTCGTCGGTCACCAGCGGCCAAGGCTCGAACGTCCGCACGTATCGCACGTTTCCGCTGTTCGGTTCGTTCACGACGTATGGCGAGTTCTGGTGTCGTGAGGGCAACCCGACGGCCACGAACGCGATCAGCGAGTTCGGTTTCGGCTACGTGTCAGGCGTGACGGCGCAGGCCACCGATGGCGTGTTCTTCCGTCGCCTGGCTGGCGGCCAGTTGCGTGCGGTGATCGTCAACAACTCGGTCGACATCCAGACCGCCGACATCACGCCGACGAACATCCCGGCCCGTGACGGTACTGGCACGTACGACGCGACCGAGGTCAGCCACTACATCATCGCTGTTCACAACGACGACGCCGAGTTCTGGATCAACGACGTCTTGGTCGCCCAGCTGCACATCACGTCGACGGTTCCGTCGCCTGCTTCGGCACTGAATCAACCGCTGTTCGCCCGTGTCTACAACTCGGGCACGGCGTCGGCTGCCCGTTCGTTGTCGGTCGGCTACATGACCGCATCGCTTGGCGAGGCTGCGACCTCGAAGCCGTGGGGTCATCAGATGACCGGCCAGGGTGGCGGCGCCTACCAGATCCAGCCTGGCACCGCTTCGGGTCCGACGACGACCCGCGGCGCTTCCCCGGCCGGCTGGCCGACCAGCGCAACCGCCTCGGCTGCGGGTACGTGGACGGCGACCAGCGCCCCGGCGACGAACAGCCTCGGCGGTATTTGGGTCAGCCCTGCGATCTCGACGCTGACAAGCGCAGCCGACTACCCGGTGTTCTCGTATCTGAACCCTGCCGGTACGGCAACGCTGCCAGGTAAGACGCTCTACATCACGGGTGTGAGGTGGGGTAGGACGGTTGCGTCGGCCGCTGCATCGACGAACTCGGTCATCCTTCACTACATCATCGGTGTCGGTTCGACCACGTCGGCAACGAACGCCACGGAGGCTGCCGCCGCGGTCGCCGCTCGAGGCATCGTGGTCGACACCGTCCCGTTCATCGCAACGAGCGCAATCGGCGACTCCCGCGAGGGCGGCAACATCGACTTCGGTCAGGCGCCGCTCGTCGTGCCGCCTGGCGTGTATGTGCAGTGGATCGTGCGCCCTGTTGGCACCGTCGCGTCGAACACGCTCACTGTCACCTCGACGGTGGCTTTCGTCGGCTACTCGGAGTAGCCGGTGGCTGCCGAATGGTGGCAGCTTGCCGAAGGCTGGGAGCTCTACGACTGGTCGCTGAACGTCGGCGGCGAGCCGCCCGCGCCGACACCTGGCGGTGGTGGCGGAGGCTTCACGAAGCCGCGCCTTGTAGATGACAACTTGTCGTTTCCGCGTGCCCGCCGGATGGACGACGACGAAGAAGCAATCGCCTTTGCGTTGCTGGTTCTTGTGTAGGCCCCTGGAGGTGCCATGACGACGATTGCAGATCGTGGAGCGGGCCACCAGATCCGCCACTACGACATCACCGACTTCGAGTTCCGCGACGACGGCGCCAGCGGCTTCACCTTCGAGGGTGTCGCCTCCGTGGTCGACACGCCGTACTCGGTGCGTGACCAGTGGGGCGAGTTCACCGAGACGATCACCGCCGGCGCGTTCAACAAGACGCTGCGCGACTCGAAGGCCGACGTCGCCCTGTTCGTCAACCACAACCACCAGGGCATCCCCCTGGCGACTCGTGGCGCCGGCACGTTGAAGCTCGCCGCTGACCCGCATCTGCGGGTGTCTGCGGCGCTCGACCCGGCACGGCCTGACGTGCAGACGATCCGCAGCGCAGTGACGCGTGGCGAGATGTCGCAGATGTCGATCGGGTT